AACAAATTTGCCAATTAAGGTAATAACGAATGCGTTAAGTGCTGAACTTAACACAGCCTTGTTTAGTACTGATTCCATTAATATCCTCCTTTAGGACATCGATTGTACTATTGTACACCCTACGATGAGTGGTGTCAATCCTTATACCAGAAACCTGGTGACATATATTTTATACCTTTTGTAACCACCATAGATTGATGATAGTATGGTGCAACTGATGGAAAGGCTATTAAACTGCCAGCAGAGGGCTTTATAGACACGTTTTGATCTTTGAAGTGTAATTCTCCACCCTCGTAATTATCGTTGAGGTATAGCACAACGGAAAGGACTGGTGCCCTATTGTCATCGTACGAATCTACATGGGGTCCCATCTGCTTTCCAGTAAAATATTTTGCTATTGATATTGGCGTTAAATATCCTAATTCTATATTATGTTCTTTACTATAATCTTTTGAACATAGCAATATTGAGTCTCTTATTTTTTTATTAATTGATATTAGTATTGCATTAGTTTCATCTATTATGGTATCTTTAATAAATTTATGATATCCAAATGTATACCCCTGGTCACTTGACTCCCATTCGTTCCATTTAGTTATAGATGTATTATTATCTAATATTTCATTAGACTCTTCTATGTCTTTTATTAGTTTATATGGTTGATCTACAATATCTTCGTAATAATGTATTTTATCGTATTTAGTTACCTTCATAATAGTTTTGATACCCCTCATTATCAGTATTTCTAGTATACCCTCCATCTTCAATAAATTCCATTTTATACCTTTTTTTTGATTTTAAGACATGTCTTCTATCTTTTTTAGAGGTTTTATCTGCTCCATGCTCTCTTGATGTTACTTCTGTAGCATGTTTATTACATGTTAATATTGATATTCTTGGTCCATCGTCATAGAATCTATAACTAGTGGCCTGCTCAGAACATAGATAACATTGTGCATTATTTAATTCATTTAAGGTAACTTGGTAATTTTCTTTATCTGATTCATAACTTTGCATTGAAAAAGGTTCATTTGTATAATAAAATAATCTATTATCTTTATTTGCAATCATAGATCTAGGTTTTGTAATATATGACATGCTATAACTAATATCAAATAATCCCAGACCATCTAATGGGCTTGCTGGTGCCGATAAATGATCAATAATTAATGTTGCATCTGGTAGTTTAGTATCAAGGTATAAATCAAATTGAACCCTTGCAGGGTGCCAATTATATTCTATTTTCAAAACAAAATAACCATTTTCTAAAAGAGCATATCCTATCAATCCATTATTTGAGTCATTGTTTAAATAATTTATAGTTGGACTACCTATCATATTAGATAGATAGTTATTGTGTAATAGTGTATGATTAAAGTCACATAAATGTTTTTCTTTATATAGTAACATTCCTTTAATAAAGTCTTCAAATGCAGTAGTATCTATAATAGGATTAATAGTAAAACCATTAATTATTAATTTAGTTGTAACATCTAATTCTTTATTCATTTATAAATCCAAACATTATGCATGATATTTTATGACCCATAGTAATTAAATTAGGCGTATGATAGTATGGTTCAGTAGATGGATATATTAAAACACTTCCTGCAAATGGTTTTAATTTTAAGTCATAATCTAAGAACTCTAACTCCCCTCCATCATAGTTATCATTTAAATCAACTATGATAGTAATATGTGGATCACTGCCTACCCCATTAGAGTCTACATGATTTCCAAAAAACTTGCCAGGATATGATTTAGTTGCTACTAAATCTGTAAATCTTGAAATCTTTATATTATTTTTACTTTCATAGTCTTCTATACACCACTGTAACTCATTACCTATTAAATTTATATCTATCTTTTTATATTCTGCAAATTCATAAGAATTTCTTTTATATGGTTTTTTATTAGATTCTTTTACAGAATAAAACTGCCATTGTGTATTTAAACTATCTATATCTTTAATAATAGTCTCTGGATTACTTATATACCTTTTATAATAAAAAATTTTATCATTAACATATATGTTGTCTAATGGGTATTCCTGTATTTTATTTTCTTTACCCTCCCATTCAGTTATTATGCTATATTGTAAATTACTATCTTTTTTAAATATATAGTTATTAATTTCTGCCTTAATATTAAATCTTTCCTCAATAGTATTTTTCAATTTAAAATATAATTGTTCAAAAAAGTCATTTTCTAAACTATATCTATTTAAATTTTTATCATATAGTGACACCCTAGTTTCATTATTAAGCCATGTTTTTTGTTCAGTATTTAAATAGTTATCTATATTAAAAGACTCATCATTTGATATAACATTATCAACTATAACCATACTATCTTTATATTTGGTATAAAGTAAAACTTTAGGCATCTTTATTGCCTTTTGCCCATTCCTTTTTTTGAATTGCTTGTTCTTCTCTAACTTTTTCTATTTCTTTTTCCCACTTGTCTAATGTTTCTTGATCATATATAGAGTCTGCATAATCCCAGAATGATACCATTGTATATCTTGTACCTTTTAAAATTTCCTTTACGCCATGTATATTTTCATGTCCGCCAGGAAACATTATAAATGAATTAACTGGTGGTTTAAATTCTAAGTTATGGTCTGGAAAGTATAACTCTCCACCTTCATAATCATCATTTAAATATAGTATTCCTACATATTTATTAATATAAAACGCATTTGGATTACCTTCATGATCAGAATTATCTGAATGAGGTGCTGCAAACCCACCTACTTTCCATTTTTGTGCATGAGATGTATTAGGTTTTAATTCTCTTTCAAAAAACATTTCACAAGCCTGTTTAAATTTATTTTTTAGGTTATCAAAAAAATCTACCTCTAAACCTAATTCTAATAATCTATTGTCATGTGGTGCTAGCCCCATTCCTAGTGAATTATAAAAGGCAATATCTCCCCATATTTGTGCTTGTGATTCAAAATACTTGATCATAGCCTTTGCTTGATCTGTTGTGACAAAATTTTCTATTCTTGCTATATCATGTTTATAAAACTTAAGATCTTCTTTAGTAAAAGTCATATATCCTCATATCTCTTTCTATTCTTTCCTGTTCCATTATACTCCATGTCTCTTCGCCATACTTCTTTTGATTATTTAACCATTCCTCAGAGCCTGGATAGTAAAATTGATAAAAACATCTAATTAAATATCTTGAGTTTCCTGATATTTTAGTTACACCATGTAAGTATAAATTATCTTCTGCTAAAAATTCTGGGTGTCCTGAAGGAAATACTAAAACATCTCCAGCGACTGGCTTATAGTTAATATATTCATCTCCTACCTTGAATGATATTTCTCCACCTTCATAGTCGTCATTTAAGTACATAGTACATGTTAATGCAAATTTATATCCAGGAACTTCTCTCATCCATGGAACATAGTCTGTATGTCTTGACATGCTTAGTCCTCTACCAACTCTACCTTCATCTTTTTCATCTGGAGTATATCTAGAAAAAGATGGCCCCATCATTTGCCAATCTCCTGGTAGTTCTAAACTGTACTGTTTTAAGAAGTGACCAGTACTATCAAAAAATGCTTTTTTAACCATTTCAAGATAGTTAACTTCTTTTGTTAATTTTTCGTCTTGTATTCCAGAGTGTATTGCATCATTATTAATTTGATATACATATGTTCCGAAAAAACTCCATGGTTTCCAATCTTTAAAAAGATATGATGTATTTGGGTCTTCTTCAGATTTTTTTAGTATATCAACAAGATCATTGCAGTTATTAAGTAATCCTTTATAAACATGAATTTTAGGAAAAAGTTCAATATATTCCATATTAGTTCTTATGCCCTACTATTGTCCAAAAAAATGGAAGTGTATATCTTACTCCAGACGTTACTTCTTTTACACCATGTATATAATTTTTATCCCCTGGAAAAAAATAAGCAGCACCTGCTTTTGGTTTAAACTCTATATCATGTTGTGGGAAATAAAGTTCTCCTCCCTCATAGTCATCATTTAAATACATTAATCCAGCAATATCGTAGTATGGAAAGTTATTTGGCTTTCCCTCATCCTTACCTATATGAAGTTCTTTATCTGCATGTGGCAACTGATAGTTTCCTGGAAACCATCTAACAAATGCTGGAAATGTAGGAACAGCATTAACATTAAGATGTGCATCTACCTTTTCTTTAAACCTTGCCAATAACTCTACAATTTTATTTCTTACTATATTTTCTGAGTCCTGTTGTGATATTTCTTTTTGATTTGCTACACGATTAGCCCAAAAACTAGCATCGTAAATCATAACCCCATCTTCATCCCAAACACTTTCATCTTTATGCCAGTGTTCTAAATTTACTGCAAAATTATATAACAACTCTCTATCTTCTTTAGTCATAAAGTCTTCTAAACTTACTATATTATCTTTTGATGTTCCAAAGAAACCAGATGGTGTTATAGATACTCTATTCTTATCTGTTTCTTCCATTAATTTTTCTAATTTTTGAGGGTTCATAATTTTATTCTACCATGTTCTATTCATATGATCTTCTATGCCAATCAACATTTTTATATACCCCGCCATCAGGTATTCTATACTTAGCAGCATTGTCCATGTTCTTTTGAGGTATAGCCATTGGGTCCTCAACAATTATAGACGAGGTCCAGTTTTCTCTTTTAAATGGAAATATTTGTACAAATGGTGTTCCTTTAGGTATTAATCCTGTCCATCCCTCTCTTAGGAAAAATGGCAAATTACCGTTAAGATTAACAACATCATTATCTATGATTCCAGATGTATTTAAAAATGGTAGGTCAAATCTATTAAATGGTGTTGTATAAATAGCACTATATCCTTCTGGCAATATTGTGCCCCAATCAACAAACCAAGCAAAATGATCTAAGTAGTAGCCATCTGGTTGATAGAAGCCTAACATGGGAGTTCGTTCACTACAAAAACTTTTATTTTTTTCATCATTTATTTTATGACATATATCACCTTGCTCATCTAAATAAAACTCTATATCGCAAGGAGTATACATAAAATATCCACTAATCATAATATCCATAAATGGCATACATGCTTTCCAACTAGAAATTTTTCCACCATCTTTATCTTGATAATATTCTCCAGTATCTGGATTTGTTATAAATCTTTCTGCTTTCGTATACCATTCTGGTAGAGATTTTGATGCTGGTGAAGGTTTAGTTTCTGTTCTTTCGCTTTGCCAGAATCTATTTGTTATAAACTTAATTTCTTTATTGTCCACTATTTCTCCTATTGTCATTAATATCTAATTTTAAAGACTTTACTTCGTGCTCCCCAATTTGCACATTATTGTGGTCAGTTGCATTTCTATACCAGTTTGTCCATTCACCTTTTTGATTAAGTTCATATGCTACTTTTCCTCTTTCCTCATTATTCTTATACCACTGTTCATCCATATCAAAGTCATTTAAATTTAGTTTTATATTTGACATATCTGTTAGTGAGATAGGAATAAGAGTAGCAAATGGCTCACCTGCCTTAATTGTTATAACCTTGTCTGGTTTCAATATTCTTATTGCAGATGGAAATTCTTGATCAAAAAATGAGGTAGAAATTATACTAGTAAAAGTCTGATATAAGTCATTAAATAGATTAGGAACTGGCATATGTAAAAAACTAATATTTTTATCAGATTTAATAACTATGCCTGTTTTAAAACTTATAGTTGCATTTGCTCTAGAATTATATATAAACTCTTCTCCAGATAGTACTTTTACGTGTTCTGCTGATGAATCATTTATTCCATCCCAAACAAAACTAACATTAACTGGTAAAGATAACTCATATCCTATTGTATTTGCTAAACTTACTGGAAAACATTTATAGGCATGTTTTTCTGGAGTAGCATCCATCCAGTCCCTTTTTATTCTTGTTTGCTTTATATTAACAGACTGTTTTTGACAGTAAACATTTACTGTTGACATTAGTCTTCCGTATTATTATAAATCTCTGGTGTATGATATTTAGAACTATAATCTAACATTGTAACCAAAGAATACTTAATTCCAGATGTTACTTTTTCAGCAACATGTGGGTACATAAAATTAGATGGAAATACATACATATCTCCAGCCTTTGGTTTAATTTTTAGTCCTTGTAATCTAAAAGATAACTCTCCACCTTCATAATTATCATTTAAGTAACATACTAAAGATACAGTACAGTTATATGAATATCCATGGTCATGATGTTCCATAAAATGTTGACCTTCACCATATCTAATAAAGTTAAATGCTTCCCAATATTTTAAGTCCATAATATTAAACATAGACCTATAGTGATCTACTGCTGCTGCTTTTCTATCGTAGCATTGTTGCCATATTTTTGCTAACTCTCTATATGCAACTGATCCATCATCTACTAAGTCTGATTTTTTATATTTAAAGTCTACGCAATCACGGTAGTCTGGCATAACTTGTCCATACCCTACTTGTGCTACTATCCAATTATAAGGATTATCTGGATTTGATAAAACATTTTCTAATCTATTAATAAGATCTAATGATTCTGGTAAAACATCTCTATAAACATAGATACCGCTGCCTAGTTCTTCTACTTTTGACCATGACTTAACTATATTTTCTTCTCTTTGCACTATACTGGCCTTTCTGTTAAATCTATAATATCATAAGGATACTATTTTAGCAAGAGCATTCTTTATTTTTTAATTCTTCTATTTGTTTACTTAACTCTTGTATAGCCTTTGTTAAGATTGGTATTAGTTTTATATAGTCTACTTTAAGTCTATCTGAATTAGAGTCATCTACTAGATTTAGCCATTCTGATTCATACTTTTCTTGTATTCTTTGTAAATCTTGAGCAATAAATCCAGCATCTCCTACACCAACCTTAGATCCGTCACGCATATTCCATCTATATTTAACTGGCAACAAGTCTTTTACAAATTCAAGACCTAATAACAAAGACTGAATGTCCTCTTTGTCTCTTTCGTCTGAATAGAATGTTGGTGGGAAGAATGGTGGGAAGAATGGTGGAAAGAATGGTGGAAAGAATGGTGGGAAGAATGGCACTGGTGATGGAGTTACTGAATTACTTGATGCAGATGCATCTGAAGTAAGAATACCATTAGATAGTGTTACTGTAAATGTATATGCTTGTCCAGCAGTTAGTCCATTTACTGTAATTGGTGATGTAGATGATGTACCTGTAATTCCACCAGGACTTGATGTTGCAGTATATGTTGTTCCTGCTGGTTTTCCTAGATGTGCTGGTGGTGTAAAGGAAACGGTAGCACTAACAATACCAGCAGTTGCTGTACCTATTGTTGGTGTTCCTGGCTTTTTTCCTCCAGAACTTGCAGGGAATATTAATGGCATACTATGCCTCCTGCTTGTTTTTACAAACTAATCCTCCAGCAATAAATGCTGAATAATCTTCTACTGATACAGCATATACTACCTTTGGAGATTCATCTTTAGTAATTTCTGTAATTTCAAGAGGTATAAACTTATCATCTTTATATGACATTAT